ATTTCTAAAACATCTGAATTAGTTAATTTTGAAGAAAAACTATTTTCTCCTCTATTAGCAGACAATTTCATTTTTAATTTTGTTTCTTCAGATGCTTTTTTACCGTAAGAATGATTTTTTTCTCCTAAAGCACTATTTGACATTTTCTTTTTAGTTTCTTCAGAGTATTTTTTGCCTTTATGAAATTCAGATACTTTACGTTTTTGTTCTTCCGAGATAATTTTACCTCTGTTTGGAATGCTCATTTTAAGCTTAGCCTCATCTGTATGGACTAATCCAAGACAACCATCTCCTCCTAAAGTAATATTACATAATGTACCTCCGTCTATTTTTCTTTTATATAAAGATATAAATTCAATTTCTTTTTCTTTAGCATATTCATAATCTATTTCATCTAAAAGAATTTCTACTTCATAATCAGTTTTACTAACTATACTATTCCAATGAGTGTTTCTATGAGTTTTAGAGTATGCTCTTTTATCACTATTACCTATCCCTATATAAAATGGAATATTTAAGTCTTTTCTTATATGCCTATATACACACGCCATTTATCTAATTAATTCACTATTTGTTCCATCATTCGAATACCTTGCGAAGTTAACAATAATTTTTGAATCTTTTTTCTCCGGCATATATAAGTGCTTCTGATTAGCCATAATAGCTAATCCTGAACTTATAGATGCATCGAATTTAGTTCTATCGTTAATATCAAATTTTGCCCAATCCTCCAGTGTTCTTGTAAAGGGCATTGTGCCCATACTATCATTATCTCTGTAGGTTGAGGTAAAATCAATCCCTACATATTTTTCAATGTAAGACTCGATTGCCGAAGCGTGTGACTGCTTCACGTCTTCCGAAGAGTTTGGTATTCCTCCAAGCTCTCTTTCAGTTTTTGTTAATTTATTATATTGTTTATCAGGTCTGTTTAAACAGTATCCTCTATATCCTCTATTTTTAAAATGGTATAATAACCTTGGCTTATTGTTCTCAATTAAAATAGGCATACCATAAAAAACACAAGCCATCAATACTTCTTCAAAGAATATCTCTGCCGTTTGTGGTCTTGCTATATATTCTAAGAAAAACTCATTAGAAGGCGCTTCGTCCATATTAAACTTAGTAAGCCCGTGCAAAGAACCATTAGACCCTCTACCACCAACTACTGCAGATATATCATACGAGTCACAACCAAATGACCCTATGTGTTCATTACCGGGATGTCGCATTCCGTTCTTAAAGTAATGGTTGTTCTGTAAGTGTTTAGCAGGTGTCCAACTAACTAAGAATCTACCTCTTGAATCAGGAGTAAATACAACCTCAGTATCTTTCATACCGTCTCTCCAATGAAAAGACCCACGAGTAGTGTAGTGCTCTTTTATTAAACTGTCGTTATAGTCTATTTGTTGATATATCTTTGTAAGATTAAATAAAGATTGTTTACTTTCATCTCTAAATGCGTGAGACTCTGTTCTTGGAAACTGACGATAAAATTCATTTAACGCATCAGCATCATTTTTAAGCGAATCAACCTCTGCTTCCCAATAATCAACAGCTCCATTTTTAATCATCATACCATCAACTCCTTTGATAGGGTCCTCAGGCTTCTTAAATACAGGCATACCATACAAGTCTATAAATCCCTCCATATTCCATTCCATAGGAATAAATAAAGCATATAAACCACTTTTAGTTTGACCATTGGCATTACGAGTAGTAACTACTGAATCCTCAAACATATCTTTATAGTTTTGCCCTCCTTTAGATAATGCATTTGATGTTGAACCCATCATACACTTTCCAATGATTTTAGAACCTAATCGAAGACAGGTTTTAGTTACTCGCCAATTCTCTTTAATGTTATTTGGCTTAGTCCACTTACCGCTTTCATCGTGAGCCAAGAACAATAACTTTTCCCCATCATAAGAGTTGTCTTCTGTATTCTTCCAGTCAATTGACGTATCTAAGCCTTCTATAATTTCAGCCTCAGTATCGTACATATTCTTCTTTGTAATCTTAGATGCAGGTACACGGAAAGCCAACTCTGTCTTTGGCTTATCCATACCGTCCATTATAGGTTTAAAGAAGAAAGGTAATCTACTATTAATTGGAACTACCTTATCGGTAAACATTTTCTTAGCATCGGCTCCTGTCTTAGACAATATCCCAATACGGGAATCTCTTGCAAGAGTACCTATATTTACACACTCAGATGATGACATAAAAGAGAATCCTGAACGTCTAATCTTTAGGTATATCATTCCAAAACTTCTTGTGTCTGCTTTACAAGCTTCCCAAAAAATCCAATAGATTCTATTTGCTTCACGAAAATCAGGATAACCAACGTCAATACTTGACCATTGTAGATACATATAGTGAGAACCTGTAATATAGGTAGGCTCTCCGTTATTCATAAACCAATATCCTTTTTCTCTATAATCAAACTCTTGCTCAATATAATCTACCCATCTGTTCTTAAATTCAGAAGGCATTTCATTCCATTGAAAGATTGATTGTATTCTTGAGAGTTGCTTTGGCATTGGTTCTCTCTCCCAATGTTGTTCTATTTTTGAGGTGCTTCTTTTATAACATTCTTTTGGAGCTTTAGGTAATGCAACATAAAGACCTGAGATATTAACTATCTCGCCTATCTCACCAGTCTTTGATATTACTACAACATCATACTGCTCGTTATAACCATACAGCCAAGACTTATTACCATTTTTCTTGGTAATAGCGTTAGAGGGTATATAGTCTTTAACTACAGTATAGATATTATTTTGACCTTCTTTCTGCAAATCCTTGTTTTGTATCTGTTTTACTTTCTCCTTTTTCTGCTATCTCAAGATTGTCTTTCTCTGTTTCTATTCTATTAAGAATCTCGAAAGCATCGAATATAGCTAACTTCTTTGTAGCTGCTGCGTTCTTTAGTTTATCAGCTGCTAAATCATCTCCTTCCATATCAGGATTTAAGATTGATTCTTCTGCAACTTTAATAAGTTCTAATACTGCCTTATGACCGGCAGCAATAATTTTTAGTTTTGTTTCTTTAGTTGTCATAGCTTCATCGTAATTTGGTGGTCGTACATACGATATAGTTTCTCTCCATCAACGGTGAACTCGTATTCACTATCGGGAGTAAAACAAACAAAGTCATCTTTTTTGATTCCTTTACTTAATAAGTATTCATTTGGATAAACCATCTGCCCCATTAGAGGTTCTTCTGAGAAGGGTTTCTTAATGTAGGATTCAGTTGCAGCAATTGGTCTAACAAAACAATATCTATCGTAGGCATACCAAGTAGTACCTTTCTTATACATAAAGAATTGTTCTGTTTCTATAAAGAATAAGTCATCTCTAAAAAAACTCTTTCCGCTTCTTTGACGACCTCTAACATCATTATAATACTTAAAAGCATTATGATGTACTAAAAGAGTATCTCCTATAGATATAGGACCATTGTAGCCAACAGGTAATTCGATAACTTCTGCGAATCTATTAGAAAACTTGTGGTCTTCTTCAGAGGTACTAACTATAAATTCAATACCTCCTATCTCTCTTGTGTTATCGTATCTTTTCCCATTTATAGGCTTTGCTATAAAGTAGAACGGTGATTTCATTAAAAATCTATATTAAATTCGATTGAAATTGGAACTGTAAAGGTAAACTCTTTCCACAAGACTACCTCATCTTTTTTGTTAATTATGTAAATTAATATTGATTTTGTTTCAATATTGTACTTAATTAAGTGAATTTCATTAGAATCACCAAGTATTTTTTGACCTACAATGTAGTGCATAGCACCATTTTTATAATCCGGTCCTATTGATATTTTACGAATATCCATTTAGCTTAAATTTACTACATCTACGGTGTACCCTAATGTTTCATATTCCAATTTAGAATACAATTCAGCGCTTGATAAATCTTGCATTTGTCCTTCTTCTAACTCTACAGTTATATTTGACATTGGCACATCTGTTAATAATATACTTGCCCCGCTTTTGTAGGCTTCTTCACTCTCGTATGTATACGATGCAATTTCCAATGTTACTCCATTTGGTCTTGCTCCATACTCTAAACGAGCATAAACGCTTGGTAATTCAATTTCTGTTCCTTGAATTAAAATCTTTTTTTCTGCCGTAGCACTTACTAATAGTCCCATAT